CGACCGTCGAGCCGAGGCCCGTAACGACGATGCTGGTCGCGCCTTCCGACGTAACCGTAGCATTGACCGTCAGCGTGCCCGTGCGCGAGCCGGTCGTGAACTGCTTGATCGACTGCGACATATTCAGCTCGTCATAGCCGAGAATGCCTTCGCCGAACATGCCGTTCTTGAACTGCTTCGAGATCGCCGAGACCGGGTTGAAGAGGCCCTTCATGCCTTCGATCAGCGCGGCGTTCGCAGCCGGGTTGACCGTCGCATAGCGGGGCGACATGACCGCAGCGTTCTCGTTGAGCTTCTGCTGAGCCTGAAGCAGAACGAGCGACGTGGCGGGCGTCGTGCCCGGCGTGCCGACCGAGTTGCCGATGTATTTGAAGGCGTTCGCAACGTCGGCGTCGATGGACGACGCGAGCTGCGAAATACGAGGCTTCAGAACACGTTCGGCGAAATCGTCGAGCTGCATGGTGAGTTCGGCGGTCGTGAAGTTGACGCCGATGTGCTTCTGGCTGGAAACCGCGAGCGTGGTGTACTGCTCGTTGTCGTCCTGCACCTGAAGCGCCGCGCCGTCCGTGACCAACGCGCGGTCGGGCAGACGGATGCGGAGGGTCGAGCCGATCTTCGCGCCTTCAACGGCGAAAGAGTCGTCATACTGGCGGTTAACGGTGCGGGTAAGCACAAGGTTGTTTTCCAAGATCTCGAGTGCTTTTCTCGTGATCATGTCAATTGTCAACAGAGAATTCGACATAACCTAATCCTTTCAAAGACTTAGCGTCTGTTTTGCGCCTCCCACTTCTTGATCTGCCGCTGACGTTCCGCTTCAATCCATTCCGACGTTGACATTTCCTTTATGGACCGGGGGTCCGTCGTGTCTCGTCTCGGGCCAGAGTTCGACCGGGTTGCCGTGACAGGCGCAAGAGGCGCTGGCGCGGTTGATGTTTTCTTGACCGGCGGATTGTCAACCAGTTTGGCCTCAATCTTACCGATCTCTTTTGCCTGCAAGACGGGCGGCAAACGGAATATACGGCTGGCTTCTTTTGGGTTGGATCCGAGAAAATAGATGACCTCGGGGCCAATATCAGAAGCCTGAATAGCTTGAGCCATAACGTCCGAGACGGGTAGGTTGGGATTATACGCGACTTGCTCGAAGTCCTCGTATTTCTCCCTTACTTCCTCTTCACGGTCGCGATAGGACTCAATGATCTCGGCCTGTTGTTTTGCGGCCTCGCGCTGAGCCAACATCTCCCGAGCTTTCTGCTCCGCCAACGCTTCCGCATATTGGTGAGCCGACTCGAAATCGTTGGGATCCGCAGGAGGTGCGACAGGTTGTCTGACCTGTTGCTCCGCAAGCCTCTGGGCCTGCTCACGTTCCCATTTCCGCTGTTCTCTTGCAAGGCGCTTGCTTACAATGGCGTCCAGCTCTTCCTGAGTGAACGATTTTGTAGGCTGCTGTTCCTCCGGCGTCTCTACAGCGGTTTCCGGTGCTGCCGTGGCTTCCGGTTCCGGCGCGGGGCTGATCTCCGCTACAGCCTGTTCGTCTTCTGTCATTTACCTAGCTTTCCGGCCAGTCGGTTAAACAAAGTTACTCGTTTTCTTCCTGAACGTCAACGAACTTGGCCATTTCCTGAATCTTGGCCACGAGCGGGAGTGCTTCGCTGGCGACAGCGAGGCCGCCCGCCTTTGTTGCTATGTCCAGCAAGTTCACGAGTTTCTGTAGCTCTTCGAGCGTAAATTTCACGGGTTGCTCCATGGAAGTGGTGGACTTACAACCGGCGGATTGATCTGATTTTCAATCTGCTTGTCAAGCGCAACCACCTGCGCAGCCAGCAACTCAGGGCCGAAAGCATCTTCGAGCCAGCCAACGACCTGATCAAACGTCAGCTTTTCATACGGCGTAAAGGGTGCGTCAGGCGCGAGGGTGACGGACTGTGCGCCGTAGATACGGGCGGTATGCCCTTCGCCGTCCGACGCAAGCCGGTCCCAATGGATCACAAAGACAACGTCCGTGTGGTCGTCCTGTTGTGGGTAGCAGTCGAGTTGGCTGATTACCCATGTGTATGTGTTGCTCATTGTTTAGCCTCTAGTGCGGATACTTTGGCGGCGAGTTCCTGAAAAGCCTTGATGAGACGCGGTGTGATGCGTCCGTAATCGACACACCATAAGTCGCTCTGAGTCACAATTTCTGGCGCATACTCGTTTACTTCCTGTGCCACCACGCCATAGTCAGTGTGCGAACCGTTGGATTTCCAATCGAATTGTCGAACTGGCATGGATAGAATTGACTGTAGTGCGCTAGGAGCCTCAGCTATATTTTCCTTGAGGCTAATATCTGATGTTTGGTTATATGTTACCTCTGTCGTCGTAATCGAAATGCTACCAATGAATGATCCTTGCCTTCCAAACCAGAACAATCCGCCATCGCTGTTGTTTCTGTTCGCAAAGTAAGAATAGTCATCATTGCGAGACGCTGCGATAAAGGTTGTTGATAAAGCGATACCAACAGTTGTGTTCGATATTCCGGGTGAAGAGCTAGTCGTCCCAACCAGCAGGTTCCCGCTGCTGTCGATGCGGGCTGCGCTTGCGGGCGCTGCTCCGTCAACCAGAAATGCGTCGGTGCTGCCAGCCGTTCCTGCGCCCTTAACGCGGAAGGTGCCGCTACTGTCGATGCGGGCGCTTTCAACGCCGCCCTCAACGAACCCAATCGTATCAGCAGCCGGGAAATAAATGCCTGTGTTGGTGTCGCCGGTCGTCGTAATGGACGGCGCGCCAACGGTGCCTGCGGGGAAGATGGCCGAGGTCGTGAACGTAGGCGACGTGCCAAACACAAGCGCGCCCGTGCCGGTCTCGTCGGTCACAGCGGCGGCGAGGTTAGCGGATGACGGCGTGCCGAGGAACGTCGCGATCCCTGCGCCAAAACTAGAGATCCCCGTGCCTCCAGACGCGACGCCGAGCGGCGACGTAAGAGTAAGGCTCGACGCCGACATCGCCCGGCCTGCCGTCACATCGGCAATGGTCAGTTTCTTGGTGGTGCCGGATTGGACGATAGGCAGGACTTCCGTGCCAGCTACCGGGGTCGTAGCAGCGGGAAGAGCGGAGATCTTTACGTCGGCCATTTATCTATCCTCAGAAGGACGCAACGCGGTCCTGAAATGCCTTGATGCGGCTCTCCAACGCGACACGCTCAGCGTCTAGCTTGCCTTGCGCCTCGGCCATGCGAGTTTCACGAGCGTTAACCGCGTCCTCGCGGACCTTAACCGCAGCCTCAGCCGCTGCGACCGCCTGCTCGCGCGTCTTTACGACGCTCTCGAACGATTTCTCGCGCTTGGCCACGTCCTTATCGCGCGCGTCGGCGTCAGCCCTTAGCTTACGCGCCTCGGATCGGTCAGCCTCTGCTTCCGACAGAATCGACGCCGCCTGTAGCTTGGCGTTCGCCAGCTCAACCTTGGCCTTCTCACGGTCAGCCAGCGCCGCCTCGGCCGCGCTCAGCGCGCCCTGCCGCTTGGCCAGCTCGTCCCGCAGCTCGGCCATTTTGGCCAAATCCTGCGGAAGCTGTTTCGTAAAATACTGGACGTAGTCCATGGTGGGGGCGTCGTTCGATACGTTCATGGCGGCCTCAGACGTAATAGCTAATGTTGAGCTTGGCGCTGGCTTCCTGCTCAATAAAACGGATCTTCGTCAGATCGCCGTCATACTGGAGCGTGACCCCGGCCGCGAGCGGCATACCGACAGTCGCGGTCGGCGCAACGCCGTCGTCCCGCCACCGAACGCCTTTCGATTCCGGCGTAATCAACGCAAAATTAGCCTTGGCGGTAAGCCCGGTCGACGGATCGCGGGTCGGAACGGTCAGGCCCGTGGAAGCGCTGAGAGTTGAAATTTGCTGATACCCCAAGCATGAGGTAATCGCTTTCAGGGTAGTAGCCACTTATATTCTCCTGCGTTCCGTGAACGATCTTAGCTCTATATATTTCTGTTCCGGGTTGGCAACGTATGTTATACTAGCATTATTGCCAACAACTGAATAGTCTCCGTTCAAAGCGATCAGAACGTGCCCGTAGGTGACGTTTATGCTCTGCCCGGAAATCGCATACGACCCATTCAGAACATATAGAACCTTACTTTTCAACAGGGTAGCGGTTTGCCCGGCTACCTCATACGACCCGTTCTGCGCCGTGAACAGATATTGAACGACCGCGATCAGATAATCGCCGTTCTCTGCGGTCAGATAGTTGTCGTCCTCCGTCAGAAGGAGGATATTGTCTGACATCACGTCGCCTGAAATACACCGTTAGTCCCGTCCAACGTAACCGTAACCGTTTCCGCCGCCGCCACAGCCTGACTCGACCCATAGTCCCAATAGGCCACGTTCGTGCTGGTCGTCGTGTCGGTCAGAACCGCGTATCGGAAGGAAAAGCCCGCGCCGGTCGCCGTCCATGTAGACGGGCTGTTCAGCACCAGCTTGAACGTGCCGCCCGTCTGCGTCGCAGATACGACCGTGGCGGGGTTGCCGCCGGTCGTGTAGCCGTTTCCGTTCGCGACCTCGGTAATCGTGCCCGCCGCCGCGTCCACGCCTGTGGCGAGCTTTATAGCCCACGAATCAGACCCTGCGTTGATGTTCTCAAACAGGTTCTCGATGGCCGGCTGGAACTTGTTGTAGCTTACTGTCGGCATGGTCAGGCCAAGAATTTGAGTTTGTAGAGAGTCGATAGATAAAGCCCGATGATCTCGTCAATCGTGTTCTGAATGGCAGTATCGTCGCGGTCGCAGACCTTATAGCGCATATCTTCGAGCTTTTTCAGCGAATCTTCAAGAAATTCAACGACATTTGCTGTTTTTTCGGCCGAATGCAGCGTAATCGGCCCGATCAGGCCGTGTCGACCCTGATACATTTCAGCCAAATCATCGGCTAAATCTATGATCTTGCCATAAAACGAGCCCAGAGCCTTGTGTTTGGCGTAGGATCGCGTGTTCAGATGCACGGAATGTGTAACATCCCGCGCCAGAAACAGTTGGCCTATGAAATCAGCGCAGCTCATTGCTCAAACCCCGGTAAAACCTGCTGCTGCGGCATAGACGGCACGATGTCGCCCATGTCGATAGCCGCTGCGATGGTGCCCTGCACGATGTCCTGTATCTGCTCGGGCGTCATGGCCGGCTGCGTGACCTGAATCCGCTTCGTCTCGGCTTCGTAAGCCTTGATCTGGCTGTTCTGCTGGTCAATCGCCAGTTTCTGCATGTCGTAGGACTGCTGGAGCTGCGCCACAAGGCCCGTAATCTGCTCCATCTGGTTGGCCATGTCGTTCATCTGAGCGCGCATCATCTGCGCTTCAGGCGACTCGTCAGAGCCTTCCAGCACCTTCGGATCGAGGATCTTGGCGAACCGCGCCGCCATCTCCTGCGCCCCCGGCCAATCCATGTTCTTGATGAACAGATCGCCCGCGACAGCCCAGAGCTGCGGGTTGGACTGGAGGATGGTCGACATCGCGTCCATGGACTCCTGCCGCTTGGTCATGTAGCTCGGGCCGGTCGTGACCATCACGTCATACAGACCGACGTTCGGGTTGTAGATCTTGTCGATGGTTTCGCCCGTGATCGGATCCTTGATGATCCGCACCGGCTCCGGCTGGCTCGGATTGATTTTTACCATCCCGACTTCGCCGTCGATTCCCACGATCCGCGCGACGCGCTGGGTGTCGTAGATCTTCGGGATAAGATCGACCATCTGCCGCGTGATGTAGCGCACCGCGCGGCTCATGTTGTCTACGTAATGGAAGGTTGACGTGTCGCCCTGCCGCTCGCGTGCCAATATAGCACGACCCGTTCTTTCGTTACTGGTCGCACCAATTGAACTGTCGTATTGACCCGTTGTCGACTTAATGTCTTCGCCAGCACCCATTTTCGCCTGTATGAGGCCGGTTTGCGCCAGAGGCGGCTGAGCGCGCTCGGGCAACGGCAGAGGGCTTCCAGCTCCGTCAGTAACATCCGGGTTGACCTCCAGATACGGCCAGTTATTCGTATTGGCCGTCTTCCACTGCATCTCATAGCCTTCAAACTGGCCGCCGTAGCCAATGAAGGGCGCTTTGGGGGCCAGCGCGAGCATCTCTGCTTCCTGACTGACCCAGTAGTTATACATGCGCTGCGCGTCTTTCGCGTTGCGCACCAGACCGGAGATGTAGAGCTGGCCGTCGACCTCGAACTCGTTACCGATGACGCGGACGACCGGGATCCACTTGCCCGCCCAGTCCCGCTCTTCGAGGATCTCGTAGCCGTTGGTCTTGACCCACTTCACCTGCCGGCGGTCGCTCTGCCGGCTACGCAGCGGCTTGCCATAGGCTGACTTCAGCCGCTTGTCCTCCGGCGTGCCGTCGAACGCCGTGATATTGTCCGGGTAGAGGTTCAACGTCGCCTTTTTATGCTCGACGTAGAAATACTCCGCGATGCGGATGGTCTCCTGCGACAGCCACATGCTCAGCGATTGGTCGCCGACGCCCTGCGCCATCATTGTCGAAACCGGCGTCGCGTCTGGATACAACCGCTCATACTCCGACTTGGCGATGTCTTCCGTGATAAAACACCACTCCGCGTCCGACCCGCACGGGTCCTGAATCATCGGGTCCATGTAGACGCTGAAACTATTCCTGACCCGGACAATCTTTATGTCCTGATCGAACGAGTCCTCGCGGCAATATTCCGTTATCAGGCGGATATAGCCTTCGCCGTATGTGACCTGATTGTCGCAGGCCGTGTCATAGGCCACGTCCGCGTCGGACAGATACTCAATATGCTTGATGATGCCGTCGAACACCTCGGCGACCGCCGGGTCCGCGTTCTCGTCGGCCGGTATGACCTTGCCCTGCGGCCGGTTCTGCCGCTGCTCGTTGGTCACGAGCCGGACGTGCTGCGGTAGCTTGTTGATCGTCAGGCACGGCCGCGCGTTGATCGTCTGCCCCTGCACCGAGCCGCGCGTCGCCAGCACGTCCGCCGGCCACTGCCACTGGTTGTCCGGCGAGCCCGCCATGAACCGCAGATCGTCCAGCTCGTCCTCGCGGGTGTCGCTGTAGGCGGACATCGCCACAGTGAAGCGATGCCGTAGCGTCGACAGGCGCTCGTCGCCTTCGTCGGCGCTGGCTACCTTGCCGGCGTCCCTGACATCACTTGCAGCCACTGGACTTGCCTTTCATCGCCGGCTTCTTGGCCGCCGCGCGCTTGGTCGAATAGGCGATGGCCACGGCCTGCTTCGGCGGCTTGCCCGCCTT